GCAACTGGCAATATTAAATGGCAAGATTTAGCTCAAAACTTGGTTACCGCAGCTGGTAAACAGGCTTTGTTTGACTATTATTTTGGTGCAACTGGTACAGGCGGCGGAACATCTTCTGGTGCCAACTATCTTGGTTTGGTAACAAGCGCATCCGCTACTGCTAACTACTTCCAATCAGATACTATGTCAACCCATGCTGGTTGGTATGAGCCGTCAACTGCGGTTGTTGCTGCTCGTCAAGCTCCAACTTGGACCGCGGCTTCTAATAACGGATCAGCTTCACCATCCAATATTGTTTCCAAAGCAGCCGGCGCAGTAACCTTTAGTATGCTTGCAACAGCCACTATTTTTGGTTGCTTTATCAACTCTGGTGCTTCTGCTTCTGGAACAACCAGCGCAACTGGTGGTGTTTTGTACAGTGCAGGAAACTTTACTGGCGGTAGCAAAATTGTGGCTAACGGCGACTCAATCGCGGTTACATACACAACTACAGCTACATCATAATTAGGAGCCTTTATGGCTTTTCTTGTAGCTGATAGAACCCTACAAACTGGTACGGCCAACACCACGGTTAGCTTTTCGCTATCTGGCTCTGTTGTTGGTTTCCAAACTTTTTCATCTATTGGTGATGGCAATAGTACATATTACTCAGCCAACGATGGAACTAACTGGGAAGTTGGGATTGGTACTTACACAGCATCAGGAACAACGCTATCAAGAAATACCATACTTTCTTCAAGCAATTCAAACGCGGCTGTAACATTTTCAGGAACAGTTACTGTTTGGTCAGATTACCCATCAGCAATAACTCCTCTCTCTTACACCGCTTTAACCCAACAAAATTTTGGAGGTTTTCTATAAATGGCAGCTAATATCACCCCTATTTTCCCGGTAACTCCAATTGTTGGCATTGCTACACTAACTGCAGCTACTGCAATTACTTCACGCGCTAATATTACTGGAACTACCGGTTTAGTTCAGCTTACCGCAACATCAACAAACGGAACAAAAGTTGATGCTATTACTATTCAGGCAAAAGGTACAACAGTAGCAAACATTATTGATGTTTGGATTTACAACGGCACAACTTCATTTTTATATGCCGAGCTTGCAGTAACTGCTATTACCCCAAGTACAACCACCGTAGCGTTTACATCAACCACAACTTTTAACAACCTAGTATTGCCACCTACATACCAGTTATATATTTCCGAACAAGTGGGAACAACCAGTGCTGACTTTAACGTAATTGCATTTGGCGGACAATACTAATGGCTTTCCCAAATAATTCCTTTTACTATACAAGCCAAGCAAACTCGCTTGGTGTTGGTACTGCTGCATCTGGAAATATAGGGGAAATTCGCGCAACAAACAACGTAACTGCGTATTATTCTTCAGATCGCAAATTTAAAGAAAATATCAAGCCAATCACTTCTGCGTTGCAAAAAGTAGAATACATTGGTGGAAAAACTTTTAGTTGGACACAATCTTACATTAGCAATCATGGCGGAGAAGATGGTTACTTTATAAGCAAAGATGATTTTGGTGTTATTGCTCAAGATGTTCAATCTGTATTCCCGCTTGCTGTTAAAACACGTGAAGACGGAACTTTAGCTGTAGACTACCAAAAATTAGTTGCTTTAGCATTTCAAGCAATAACAGAATTAAAAGCCGAAATAGATACCCTGAAGGGTAAATAATGTTTGGCATTAATGCGTTTTCTCAAGCGCCATTTGCAGCCGGACCATATAACAATGTTTATGGCTCCGGAATAACTGAAGCCATCATTTCTGAAACAGATAGCGAAGCATTAGTTGCCACATTTTTCACTGCTATTTCTGAGGCTTTAACGGCAGCAGATTCATCTATTGCAAGCAAAGTATTTATTGATTCCGTAAATGATGCTATTACTGCCGCAGACTCTCAATTGGGAATTGCCAGTTTTGCTGGGTCAGTTCTAGAGTCTTATACTATAGCTGATATCCCAGCTGCAATAGCATCTTTTGTTAGTTCTATATCAGAAAGCACTAGCGTTTTAGATTCCCCATCATTTGGGTGGAATGTAAGTATTACAGAATCTTCTACAGTTTCTGATGTCAATGTAGTGCTGGCTACTTTTGCTTATGCAGTAATTGAAGCCCTGCAAAATAATGATATCCCATCAGCTACCAACGTAGCCTCTCCACAAACAGTGTTTGAGTCAATAACAGCCGCTGATACTGCACTTGGGCCAGCCACATTTGGCCCCGTAATTTTTGAATCCATAACCATTGGTTCTGCAATTATTGGTGGATATAGTGTAGCAATTAGCGAAACTATTACGGTAAACGATACTCAAGTAGTTTTGGCGGCTTTTAGACCAGTAATTTCAGAATCCGTGTCTTTGGCCGATAATCCTACGGTAATTGCTGCTTTTGTGACAACCCAGACAGAAAACTTCATTATTGCCTCTAGCCAACCTTCTTCTGGATGGATTAAAATTAACGATGGTCAGACCCCAAATTGGACGATTATTTTTAATAATCAATAAGGATACTTATGGCATCAACTTACTCAACTAGCTTACTACTAGAACTTATCGGTAACGGAGACCAATCCGGAACTTGGGGTACGACTACCAACAAAAATTTGGGAACTTTGTTGGAACAAGCGATTGTTGGCCAAACTACTATTTCCATGAACAACGCCAACTATACGTTGTCAAATTACAACGGTACATCAGATGAGGCGCGTAATGCAGTGGTAATTATCACCGGCAATCAAAACGCCAGTTACGTTGTTAACTGCCCGGCCGTCCAAAAACTTTATATTATTACTAATAGTTTAAACGCTAGCGCAACAGCTTATTTTGGACCAACCGGCGGATCCACTTTAACCATTACAAATGGCCAAACAGTACTGGCATACTGCACTGGAACAACTATGGTTGCCTTGAGTGCGCCAACTACAGTAGCCAATATTTCCGGTGGCGCAGCTTCTCAAATTCAATACCAAAGCGCTTCCAGCACTACCGGCTTTATTCCAAACGGTACAAGCGGTCAAGTGCTTCAATCTAATGGATCATCTGTTCCGACTTGGGTTTCATCTTCTAGCATTAATATTACTGGCAATGCTGCAACAGCCACTAGCGCAACAAATATTACCAATTCTGGCGGATGGAATGTCACACCATCTGGAACAAAGTTATACTTTAACTATAATGGTACTAATGTTGCATCACTAGATTCATCTGGTAATTTAGTTGCTTTGGCTAATATAACAGCATATGGGACGCCTTAATGTTTGATTATTGGCTTTGGGATGGCGCTTTACCAAAATGGTTTTGTGAAGAACAAATTAAAAACATAAATTGGGCAGAAAAAAAAGATGGAGAAGTTATTCAATCTGGTCAAAATGTAGTTGATAAAAATAAAAGAATTACGGATGTTGTTTGGGAAGATATTAGTTCTCCAATAGGATGTATATCCCAAGTTTATGTAAATATGGCTAATGAAAAAGCGGGTTGGAATTTTAATTTATCAAATACAATACGCATTCAAATTGGTAAATATGATAGCAGCACAAAAGGTTTTTATGATTGGCATACGGATGATGGATATAAACCAAAAGAAAATGGATTATTAAGAAAATTATCAGTTAGCATTTTGTTGAATGAAGATTTTGAAGGTGGTTTGTTTGAATTTAAAAATTTTGAAAAACAACCAGTATTAAAACAAGGAAGCATAATTGTTTTTCCATCTTTTATTGAACACAGAGTAACACCAGTAATCGCAGGAACACGATATTCAGCAGTAACTTGGGTTCAAGGACCCGCATATAGATAGGATTAGATTATGACATTAAATTCTTCTGGACCAATTAGCTTAGGCGGAACTACCGCTGGACAGTCTATTGAGATTGAAAATGGCGGAAGTGGCACAACTAAAATTAGTTTAAATGATACAGCGGTAAGAACTCTAGCTGGTGGCACAGCAACTACTCCGGGTTCGGCCATTATCATGCCAACCAACTTTTATGGCAAGTCTAATCAATATACATACTCAGTATCTACCAACCAAACCAATTTCTGTATGAGGGCGGGTGCAATTTCGGCTGGTTGGAATGGAACAAGTAAATTAGTAGTAAATATTAGTTCAATTATTTCTTCTAACTCAACAAGCACTCCGGCTATGACTATTACTGGCGCATTTCCGGGGGGTGTAGCGGTAAATAATTCCGGCACTATTGTTGGTATGGGTGGTGGCGGTGGTGGTGGTTCTTCTTCCTACCAGAACGGTGGTGGTGGAGGCGGTGGCGGAACCGCTCTTAAAGTACTATCACCCGTAACTGTTAATAACACAGGTACTATTGCTGGAGGCGGTGGCGGTGGTGGTGGAGGTGGTTCAGCTTGGTGTGGTCAATTCCCCGGAGGCGGTGGCGGAGGCGGTAGAAGTAGCTTTGCGGCGAACTCTTCGGGCGCTAATCCCGGTACATATGCTTCTGCCGGTGGTGGTGGTGGTGGAGCTTCTGGCAACTTTAATTACAATTGCGTTTGCTATCCATCTTGCGGAGGTAGTGGAGGCACTGGAGGAGATTGGGGAGCTTCTGGCGGTCCGGGAGGTAACGGAACCCCCGGTTTTGTTAGCCACGGCGGTGGGGGAGGTGGCGGTGGTAATGCTACTTGCGGAGCAGGAACATATATTACTTGGACCGGAACAGGAACAAGATATGGGAGTATCGGATAATGTTAATTTATAGTGTTCCAAATGCCGCAGAAAGAAATTATTATTATGTTTGTGATTCACAAACTACTATTGATGCAAGAACAAAAAATGCAGAAGGTCAATATATAATTCCAGAAAATTTGTGTAGCATTGGGACTGAGGCTGACGCAAATACAATACTCACAAATAATCAAAAAGCATGGCTAATTCAACAAGCATCTTTGTTTACTTGCAACTTGCAAAATGTTGTTGAAGGTGGGGTAGTGTGGACTGTTGTAGACCTAACAGCTGAACCAGAAAATACAGATAGACAATATTTTGTTATAGATCCTACTGATGGTTTGTATGAGCCAGCTATTGGGTTAGATGCTGCAAAATTATTATTAGCAAGTATTCAACAAGAATATTTAATATTTACAAATATGAATGCGTACATAACAGAAACAGCTTGGATATAATGCAAAAAACAATTGAAGCAATACCACTTTTTACTTGCCCGGTATTTATTGTGGACAAACCTGAATTTTTAAATGTAGCTAGAAAAGTTTCTAGTGAATACTTAAAACAAAGAAAAGATATACAGGATTTAAATCCGCACTACCCAGTCTACATGACTGAAAATATGCACAATCATCCAGAGTTAGCAGAACTTTCAAACTTTATTGGTCAAACCGCTTGGAGTATCTTAGATTCCCAAGGGTATGCAATGGATAATTTAATGACTTACTTTACTGAAATGTGGTGTCAAGAGCATCATATGGGCTCAGCAATGGATAGGCATATTCATAACAATGGCGCAATACTTTCGGGATTTTATTTTTTAAATTCTCCAGAAGATGCAAGAGTTGTATTCCATGATCCAAGGGATTCTAAAGTTATCACTAGCTTGCCAGAAAAAAATTCTACTGTTGCAACCCACGCCAGCAATATGATTAATTTTAAACCATTAAATGGAAGGTTAATTTTATCTAATTCTTGGTTGCCACATTCATTTAATAAAATCACTGAAAATATTCCGCTAACATTTATTCATATTAATATTTCCGTTGCGCCTGTAATACAAAAGCAAAATCAAGTAGAAGTTATATGAACAAATACCGCATTCGTTTTAACAAAAGCAGGGGGCAGCCGGGTAGAGGTACAGTTGACCATGTTTGGCGAGTTTTTGAAGGCGATAAAGAATATTTGGTTAAAAATGTTATTTTTTTGGTTTCATCTTTTAGTGAAAAAGAAGAAAATAGTGAGGATTGGAATATGTGCTGTATAGGAAATTTAAAATTAGATAGAGAAAAATCAATAGCAATTATTGAAGGAGAAACAAAATGAAATTTACATTTTCTTGGTTTATGGATAAGCTTGGCTATATGCCTAAGTTTGATATGAAGATTGGCAAAATAGCTGAACCTTGGCCTTTCCCTGATTTAAAAGAACCGGCAAAAAAAACCAAGCCTACAGTAGCTAAAGCCACTACCCGTAAGGCTAAAACACCGGCAAAAACACCGGCAAAGAAAAAATGATTAAGGTTATTAATGACCTTCTAACGGGTAAAGATAACCAGACTCACGATCTTGTTCGTTGGTCACTTCTTTATTCAATACTGGTCTTAACTGCCGGCTTGATATTTAATGCAGTCCACACTGGATTGTTTGACATAGAAAAATTTTATCTTGGTTCTGCCGCCCTTGTAGGCGCTCATGGTTTTGGGCTAATGATGAAAAAAGGAACTGAGCCGGAGGAGCAATGACGCCTTATGCAACCTACATCAAAATTGGTTTATCTCTTATATTTATATGCGGTGTGTTTTTCGCTGGCTGGCATA